CTGTGCCATTAATTGCTAACTTATCAGTTACAACGTTAAATGTTGCATTGTCTTCAATTCTTGCAACTTCAGTTCCATCTCTTTGTTGAAATATAATGTCTTTAGCATCAACAATTGGTTTAAGTACAATATCACTTGATGAATTAACAATTGAAAAAATGTGAGTACCGCCTGCTTTAAATTGAAAATCATTTCCTGCTGCATCTAATATAATATCTGCCGCAGCATCTACTGTTAAATTATTTGCTGAAATAGTTAAATCAGTACCATCACCTTCAATTTTTTCTGAAGCTCCACCAAATTGAATACCCACATTATTTGGAATAACAACATCAGTAGTCGCTGTAAGATTAATAGCTCCTCCTGAAGTAACGGTTAGATCTGTACT